ATCCAACCAACTAAAACTGCTGAATTCGTAATATTAGATTTCACAATTTTACCAACTGGTGTATCATTCCCATAAGAAGTAATATTTATAATAAACAATTAATAAATACAACATAACATGCCTATATTAAACGCAAACGAAATTATGTTTACTCAATATGAACCTAAAGTACCAAATAGGTTTATAATGTATGTAAATGGTATTCCATCATATATCATTAAAGGTGTTAGTGCCGTAAATTTCGATGATGGAGAAATTATACTAGATCACATCAACACCTATAGAAAAATCCGTAGCGGAAAAAGACTATGGGGTGATATGACATTCACATTATTTGATCCAATCGCTCCATCAGGCGCACAAGTAGTAATGGAATGGGCTCGTTTAGCATATGAATCAATCACTGGTAGAGCTGGTTACTCAGATTTCTATAAAAAAGACATTACATTTAATGTTTTAGGCCCAGTTGGTGACGTAGTATCAGAATGGGTTGTTAAAGGTGCTTTTATCAAAACAGCAAACTTTGACGATTACGATTGGTCAACATATACAGAAGCAGTTAATCTTACTATGACAATTGGTATGGATTATTGCATCTTAAATTACTAACATGAATCAAATTCTTAAACAACTAATTCAAGAATGTATTTCTGAAGCACTTGACGGAAACGTAGGTTCTGACGGAAATGTAGATCAACATAGAAATAGTGTTGATAACATGCAACGTGGCTTTGCCTATATGCTTGGTGAATTAGATGTATTAAAAGATTATAGTAAATTAACAGATAGAGAGAAATCCGAATTTGTTTCAGGAATAAAAGGATATATTGATCGTTATTTCTCAGAAAGAACAGATGCTCCTAAAAATTAAATAAAAAACCCGATAGAAATATCGGGTTTCTTTTACAAAAAACATAGTTTCATTATATTTATATATATAAAATTAAAATAAGTTTATGACAGATTTAAAAATTCCAACGGAAACGGTTACATTACCATCAAAAGGTCTTGTTTACCCTGAAACATCGTTGTTAGCTAAGGGAGAAATCGAAATGCGCTACATGAGTGCACGAGATGAAGATATCTTAACTAACATTAACTTCATTAAGCAGGGAACTGCTATTGATAAATTACTAAAATCACTTATAGTAACACCAATTGATATTGATGAGTTGGTTACAGGTGATAAAAACGCAGTTTTATTTGCTGCTCGTATCTTAGGATATGGTAAAGAATATTCATTCAAATTTAGAAACGAATCAACAGGTAACGATGACGAATATACCTTAGATTTAACTACATTAGATGAAAAATCTTTAGACGAAAATATATTCGAAAAGGGTAAAAACGAATTTGAATTTCAATTGCCTAAATCCGGTAACACCGTAACATTTAAGTTACTAACAGGTAAAGACGATAAAGCAATTGACGCGGAACTTAAAGGACTTCAAAAGATTGACCCAAATGGCTCATTTGAGAATACTACGCGTTTAAAGCGCATGATAATCGCAGTTAACGGCAAGACTGACTTAGTATCGATTGTAGATTTCGTAGATAACTACCTGTTAGCCCCCGATTCACGAGCATTAAAAAAATATTATAACGAGATATCTCCAGATATTGAAACTACAATAACTTTAAACAAAGATGGCTACGTTCAGGAGGGCGTAACTATCCCTATTGGGATTAGCTTTTTTTGGCCTGACGCCTAAATATCGAGAATATCTATTTTCTAGAATACATGAAATTGTATTTTATGGAAATGGAGGATACGATTGGAATACAGTCTACAATTTGCCTATTTCGCATCGTGATTTTATATATCATAAAATTAGAGAACATTTTGAAAAACAAAATGCTGATGCTGAAAAACAACAAAAATCTATGAAATCAGCTTCATCAACAACTGTTAAACCCCCAATGAATCCAACCTACACAGCAAAAGCCCCACGAAAGTAGGGCTTTTCATATTTATCTATATAATACACTACTATGGCGGACAATGTTAATAAACAAGATCTTCAAGATAATACCGGAGAATTAAATAGATTTAATGATTCATTACGAGAATCTATAGATTTATCGAGATCTTTATCTAAAAATGTTAAATCTGTTACCGATGCTCTTAAACTTTCTAAAGGAGCAAATAGTGAACTTTATGCTGACTTAAGTAAATATAATGACGCGTTAAAACAAGCCCAAAACTTATCTAAAAGGTTACTTACTGGGCGCGTAAAGGAACAAGAAGTATCTGAAGCTTTAAGAAATATTGAAAAGACTTATGGAGAGTACATGACTCGAAATAATAAATCATTTGGTGAAAGAGGTAGATTTACTATAAGACAAAAAAATCTTCAAGAAGAACTTAATAAATTAGCCGATAAAGAAGTTAAACGTCAAGAAGATATAGCTAGTGCTGATGCTCGTATTGATGGTCTTAGACGTGATTTAGCTGTTAAAGAAACAGCTCGTCAAGCTACAATGTCTTCTACTCAAAGAAAAATAGAAGATAAAGCTATTAAAGCTATCAAAGAACAAATTAAAGAGGAATCTGAACTCATTAGAGTTATTGAGGGTGGGGCTAAAAATAATGAGAGAATTATTTCTAGAAAAGCTAAAGAGCTAGAAAAAGTTGATGAAATACTAGAAGCTCATAAAGGCATCCAACGCCAATATGAAGAGGAGATAAAAGCTAATGAAATTCTTCTTGATCAAGTTAAAAAACAAAATTTACAATATAGACTTACTAAAGGAGGAATTGATGGTTTATCTAGCGGATTAAAAGATATAAAAAATCTATTTAACCCATTTTCAGCAATATTTGAATTTATTAAAAAAATTGCATTTGCTGCTTCTGATCAAGTAACTAGAATACAAAAAGGTTTAGTTACAAGTAGAGAAGAAGCATATGCTTTAAGACAAGGATTTAATGATGCTGCTGTTGCTTCTGGCGATGTAGCAGTTAATACTGAAAGAATGGTTGCTGCTAATACTGAATTAGGTAAGCAATTAGGATTTAATTCTCGTTTTAGTAATGACATGAACATACAGTTCATCAAATTAACTAAACAACTTGGGATTAGTGAAGAAGCAGCAGGGGGTTTAGCAAAACTTACTAAAGCAAACGGATTAGAATTTAAAGACGTTAAAAATACAGTTTATCAAACTACACAAGCATTATCTTCTCAAAACGGTATTCAAATAGACCAAAGAGAAGTTATGGAGGAAGTAGGTAAAATAACTGGCCAAACATTAGCTATGTTAAAGGGTAATCCTAAAGCATTAACTGAAGCTGTTGTTCAAGCTAAATTATTAGGTACTACTTTAGAAAGCGCTAAAAAATCTGGAGCTGCGTTACTTGACTTTGAATCATCTATTGAAAACGAATTACAAGCCGAATTAATTACTGGAAGACAGTTTAATTTAGAACGTGCTCGTACTGCTGCCTTAACTGGGGATTTAACAACTGAAATGAAAGAGTTAGCAAATCAAGGAATTGATTTTAATAACTATTCTAACATGAACGTTATTGCTCAACAGAAAATAGCAGATATGATGGGTAAAACTACCGATGAACTTACAGACCAATTATTAAAACAACAATATTTGGGTATGTCACGAGAGCAAATTGTTGCTATGAGTGGTGAAGAGGTTGCTAATAGAGTAGAAGCATTAAACGCTCAAGATAAATTTAATCTTGCTATGGAAAAAATGCAAGATATCGTAGGAAAAATAGCAGGCGGTGGCCTTGGTCAATTAGCAGACATGTTAGCTACCATGTTAAGCAGTTCAGAAGGTCTAGTAATTGCTTTAGGAGTAATGGCTGGTATATCAATGACTAAATTAATAGTAGGATTAGCAGCTTCTGCAGTTCAAGCAGGAATGTTAACAGCAGGAGCCATATCAGCTAATGCTGCCCTTACTTTTGGTGTTGGGACTGCTATTGTTGTAGGTGCTATTGCTGCCGGTATGATGGCTTATTCTAGTGCTAAAGAAACAGCAGCTACACCATTTGCTGCTGGTGGTATAGTTTCGGGTCCTACTAATGCTTTAGTTGGAGAGTATGCTGGAGCACAAAATAATCCTGAAGTAATAGCACCATTAAGCGATTTACAAAACATGATTCGACCACAACAATCTACTACAGTTATTCAAGATAACTCGGCTGTTGTAAACGCTATTACTGCTTTAGGAGGTATAATGAAAGGTGTTAATGATGGTGTAACCCAATTATCTAATAAATCATCAACCATTATTATGTCCGGAGATAGAGTAGGAACAGCATTAGTTAAAGGTAACTATAATTTAGCTTAATTCAATATTTATAATAAACATTAAAACACAAATAATATGCCAACATCATTAGTAACCTTACTACAAACCCCAACATCGTACACTAATGCAGTGCCTAAATGGAATGGAGGAGCAGTACCACCAACGTTTCAACCAAACGTTAACCCAAACCCTCCAGGGTCTCGTCATAATCAATATTCAATAAATGGAAACCCACCTATTCAAATAATAGCAGGTGGATTTGTACCATTTATACCAACGCCATCGCGTTTAGAAGAAGCAGACCCTTTAAATACAGCACCATATAGAAGTGCACTAGGACTTAGATACGTAGATTATCCACACCCTTAATACTTAGTAATGAGTATATTCCAACAGGCTACATTAACTAATCTAAGGAATTTAAGATACGGACGTGATACAATAGGTGGTGGTGATAGTGGGGCTCCATATATTACTACACCTATTCCTGCCGCTTTAGACCAACAAGACGATACTAACGATGCTGTAGGAATTGACGGTGGTCTAATTAGAGGAGGATTTACAGGGGCAACAAATGCTTCTCAAAAAGATTTCATTCGTATTGGTAAATTCTTAAAAGATGCACCACAAGGTCCATTGTTTGTAATTAAACAAGTTGGACTCCAGTTATCTAACCCACAGTTGGAAGCACCTATAGGATCTCCTTTAACTAATTTATTACAAGGAAATATAGGTACTCTTTTAGGAGGTAGTTCTACTTCTGCAATTAATATAGGTCCTACTCGTATTTACAATGGTGGTATTAATACTTTACTTCAAGTTCCAATTACTGCTTTTGGAGGTCATATAACTAGACATGGTTTATTACCTATTCAATTATTTGACTCTGAAAAATATGAAAATGTTGCATTTACTAATAATCAAGAAGATCAAGGAGTTAATAATAGATTAGTTAGATTAAAAGCTAAATTAGCAAAAGATCTTAATGCTAATATATCTCAATATATTAGTGGTCCTGGTTCTATTGATGGTATTGGAATTACTACTATTCCTCGTTTTAATTTTACATTAAATAATCCTCAATATTTACCTTTAAATACCCCTCTTGAACTTTCACAAAATGGCTTTAGTTCTAATGCTGTAGATGAAAATTTTGATTATCTCTACCAACGACCAGATTTAGAGCCCAACTATTATAATGCTCAGGGGGTCTCATTACAGTATTTAGATAATAAGGCGGCTTTAATAGAAATAAATAATAATATTCTTCCACCTCAAGAAGGTAGAACTAATAACTCTACAGAAAATAGTCAATTTGACCAAGGTGTTATTAACTATGGGGCTGCTAAAAATTATCTAGCCTTACAAGGGGCCATTAATAATCAAACCAATAGTAATAGAATAGGAACTGCTTATTTTGGTCAAAATATAGGTACTAAAGTTGGAGTAAGTCAAATTAGTAATGCAAATCAAGTTATTACACCGGTTCGTTTTAATATAACGGGAAGATCTAAGTATAAAAATTTACCTTTAGGTCAATATAATATGGATTCTCGTTTAGGTTTAAGTGAAGCAAACGGATTTTCCGATGAAGTTAACCTAACTCCACTATACTATGCTGACAGCGCCCCAGGAGCATCTTACATTAAAATACCAGGAACATCACAACCAACTAAAGTAAGAGATTTAATTAAGTTTAGAATTGAAGCTGTTGATAATGATTCGCCAACAAATAGTGTCTGGATGATCTTTCGTTCGTACCTTAAGGATATTACAGATAACCCAAACCCCTCTTGGAACACAGTTAATTATATAGGACGTGGAGAACCTTTTTATATTTATAAAGGATTTGAAAGAAATATTTCATTTACTCTTCAAGTAGCGGCAATGTCTGAAGCTGAATTAAAACCAATGTGGCAAAAATTGAATTATTTGTATTCAAATACAATGCCTGATTATGGGCAAAATAATGTAATGAGGGCTCCTTATATGAGATTAACTCTAGGGGATTATATGTTTAGACAACCAGGAATAATTAAAAATTTAACATATTCTATAGGTAACGATTCACCTTGGGAAATAGCAATAGACGAACCGGAAACAGGAGGAAATTTATATGAATTACCACACGTAATGACTATAACAATGACCTTTGCTCCTATTCATGATTTTGTTCCTCGTAAATTCCCAACAATTCTAAATACAGTACCTACTAAAAATGATGGACCTGTACCAGATTGGAAAAACCTACCAGCATTTATGGGGGATAGACAAAGTAATCAAAACAAATGGCTAACTGATATATTTGGAACCGATAATAAAATACCAAAAGGGGAAAATTTCACAGGTCCTAGAAAACTAAATTTACCCCCAGCACCACCAGTTGATGATTCATTTACTCCTCTTGGAACTAATGCCGAACCTACAATTGAAGAAATTATAGCCCAAAACCAACAAATTACTGGAGAAAATTATTTATATGATCTATAACAACGCAGACATACTAACAACAACTATTGATTCCCCATTCGGTGCGGGAAAACAATACTATAAAGCTAAACAATTTCCTATCATACCACCAGCGGCTAATGATTTATATGTTGTTACTGTAGAAGGAGATAGATTAGATTTAATAGCTTATACTTATTATCAAGATGCTTCATTATGGTGGGTTATATCTGCCATAAACAATAATTCCACAGTAGGTTCTATGTTTCCTATACCTGGAACTCAATTAAGAATACCTACTAATATAAACAATGTTTTAACTATATTCGGAAATAATAATAAATAAAATGTTATGTCAATATTTAGAGAAACTTTCCCGGCATTTGTCCAAAATGAACTACAACGAAGACAAGATGGGATGCTTAATAGAAACCCCTCCTTTCTCCATCAATTAAATTCTCGCTCAGCTTGGGTAAGAATGACATCAGGAGTTGATTTTGAAGGGTCTTCAGATTTAGCAAAAAATTATGTTTTACAAGGTGGAGTTTTAAATCATTCTACAAAAGAAACTAAAGAGGGTACTGTAGATGTTTTTACCCAAAAAAACGGTTTAGGAAATGCATCAAATACCTATAGTAATAAATCCCAAGGAGGTGCAGTAAACAGAACAGGTATTAGACCAATGCCGGGTATTACAAATGTAGCCATACAATCAAAGGGAGCATACGGTTCACTTCAAGAAGCAACAGTAACATTTAATTGTTGGGATATTAAACAATTAGAAGAATTAGAACTTCTTTATATGCGTCCGGGATATACTGTACTTTTAGAATTTGGTTGGGATTTTGCTAGAGTAAACGGCGCTTTACCTAGCTATGATATATTAAACCAAAGCGATATAACATTAAATGATGCTTTTGCTCAAATATATGAGTTAATTGACCAAAGTGGTGGAACCTATGATGCTTTATTAGGATATGTTAAAAATTACAATTGGTCTGCCCGAGATGATGGTGGGTATGATTGTACTACTTCAATTATATCATTAGGTGAAGTATTAGAATCACTTAAATGCAATTGGGTGCCTTCTGAAACAATAGCATTTGATAATTCTAGTAAAGGAATATTACAAATACCTAATAATAGTAGCAGTAGTGGTTCGATTATTGAATCCTATGAAAAGGGAATAATTCCTGGGCTAATCCACGAATTATGGAATAGCATATCAGAGAGACCAAATAAGACAACTAGTGTAATTACTGATTCTCGTACTGGAAATTATTATTATCTATACAAACAAGATATATATGAGGATAAAAATACTAGAGGAGGATTAGTAAAAAATCTAGGACAAGGATCTAAAACAGAAGTATATATAACATTAGGTAGCTTTTGTGATTTACTTAGTACATATGTTTTTCCTAAAGGAGCTAAAAACCAACCACTTTCTGAATTAGTAACTTATGAAACTGATTATAAATCTAAAAGTTATATAAAATATAACAAGAAAAATAGTACTAATTCTGCCGAATCGTTATTTAGTAAAATACCAACCTCTAATGCTTTTGCTACCTCTCTTAAATGTATAGCTAGTCCATTAGCATTATCTACTAATTTAGGTATATGTTATGTTCGAAACGATAACTGGAATAATTTAAAAATACAAACCCCAACTACTGCATTCAGTGCATCCGTTAATATTCCGGCAGATATTGTTCTTGCTGTAGAAAAAAAAGTAATTGGTTATGGTAGAGGTGCATATCCCAATGCTGCCTTTAATAGATTTGCTCCAAATATAACTAAAAAAGATTTCATTGCACCTCAAGCTACAACAAATCTATTTAATTTTGCTCTATCCTTAATACCTATTAAATTCTATGATTATAAATCACCGTTAGGGCTTCAAGGTGATATAGATAAATTTGCTAAAGATTTAGGAGCAGCTTTAATTAATGTGGATTTTCCAACAGCAGATTTATATCCTAGATTTTCATTTTATGATGGGACCTCTTTTAGTTCAAAAACTCCTGTATCTAGTAATGGCACAGTTAATCTTTTAGATTACTTAGGGCCTGCAGAATACCTTTATAATGGTATATTTATTAACAACTACGATCCCACCCCACCAGGAAAACTTAATTTATCATCTAATGGAGGGCCCGTAGAAGATCCCTTTAATGAAAGCGAATACCCAGTAAAAGATAACTTAGGAACAACATGGACCCGAGATTCAGTAATTGCTGCTTTTCAAAAAGCATTATCTAATGTACCTTTAAATCCAATTTTGCAAAAAAGTTTAGAGAATCAAGTTCCGGTAGTTGCTAATCAAGTTGCAAACGTAGCTTCAAGTGCATCATCTAAAGATACATTACCATTTTTAGTAGATAATAATAGTGATACAAAACAATTAGGATATATTTCAAACATATATATTAATTTAAACTACTTATACGAACAATCAATTTCTAAAAATACCGCATCTAATGATACTCAAAATAAAAATACTATCTCTATACGAGATTATATTCAAGGTATTATGCGAGATGTTCAAAATAGTTTAGGAAATATAAATAATTTTGATATTCAAGTAGATAATCGAAATGCTATAGGTAGAATTATTGATATTAATTTTACTGGAGATCCAACACAAAAACTATTTACTCTCCAAATACATAACCTAAATTCAGCCGTTAGAGATTATAAATTCTCATCAAAAATATTTCCCGAAATGGGTTCTATTATAGCTATATCGGCTCAAGATGCTACTGGTATAGGGAAATTGGGTTATGATAACTCTACTTTAGTTGCTTGGAATGAAGGAATTAAAGATAGATTAATACCTAAAAAAGATTTTAATTCAAGTATAGCATTAGCTAAATCATCCGAACCTGCTTCTTTTCTTTTACCTTTTTTAACTAAAATATATAACTATTTTCAATATATAAATGGTGTTCCAAACGTAAGTGGAAAGGATAATTTTAATTATGCTTATGGTGGGTTAGATTTTGCTTATAGAGACTTTTTATCTAGTTTAGATAGGTTTGATCCACGAAACCGATTTAAAACCATTATACCAACAGAATTAACTGTTACTTTAGATGGTATTGGTGGTATAATTATAGGAAATTTATTTAAAATTAATCAAGACATTATACCTAAAGGATACAGAAATGTGCCTGGGCGAGATATAGCATATATTGTAACTAGATTAGGACATCAACTTTCTGGAAACGACTGGACCACAGAATTAAGTGCTTATCCTATTGTTTATGAAAATCCTAAAGGAACAAAGGTTTGGAAACAATGGAATAATCAACAATATCCGGGAGCAACTGTTATTAATGTTGGTAACCGCCGTATTATAGTAGGAGTAAATACAAAGGCTTTTGACTTCACTAATATAAAAACCTCAGTTAACTTTTTCCTAAGTAAAGGATACAAAGATTATCAAGTAGCCGCCTTACTTGGAGGTTTTCTTCAAGAATCTCAACTTAAACCAGGTATTACAAACAGTATAGGAGCTATAGGTATAGCACAGTGGTTGGGAGCTAGAAAAACTAGTCTCCAAACTAAAGCAAATTATACTACTTTAGAAACTCAACTTGAGTTTGTTCAATCCGAATTAACTAGTAGTGAAAAAGCAGCAGGAACTAAATTAAAAAATTCAACCAATTTAGAATCAGCTATAGCCGCTGCCGCTGCTTATGAAAGATTTGCTGGTATAACTAAAGGAGCAGCTACAACCTATGATGATGTATTAAATGCCTCAGAAGTTGGAGCTAGAGTAGAATTTGCTCAAGATTTATTAACACGTATAATAGCTGGAGAATTTAATTAATGAGACCAATACCTAAAAGCCGAATTCAAGAAAGTTTATATACTAATGGTACTGGTATAGGACAAAATATTGCTTTACGATATATAAGTGATAAAAAACCTTATCTAGGTTCATATAATATAGTTAACGGTATTAAATATTCCACAGGAAAAACATTTGATAATAATTCTCAATCATTAGAAACCTATAATCCTTTAGCAACTGTCGCTTCTTCAGTGGCCGCTGCTGGGTCTATTCCTACTCTTAGTAACTCATTATTTCGTTCTAATAGTTCTCCTTCATCAACTCGTTACTTTTACAAAGATCTAGGAACATCAACTATATCCATCAAAGAAATCAATAATTCAGCATATAATGAATTAGCTAATAAACCTTCATCTAATTATCAAGTAATAACTTACGATCAAAACACTCAAACTTTAGAGGAAGCTAATAGTCAAATGCCTGGATTAGCATCTTTCTTGGGTACCTAAAAATTTATTCGTACATTTAGCGAATAAATAAATAAGGTTATGTTTTATATAATAGAGAAAGAATCTCAATTACCGTTCTTACCGCCTTTTGATAAATGTTTTGTTCATATAATATCGAACAATTATAATTATCATCCTGCTATATCTGAAGTATCATTAGTTTATGTAAAACCGTTTGATGATAAAGGATATATATTCTGTATTAAACATAATGAATCGTTAAGTTTAAAATGGCAACCACTTAAAAAATTCCTGTCTGAAAAGGAATTATATGCTATTGACGCAAAACACACTAAATATTTTCTAAGTGGTAAAATAAACGATATAACATTAAATAGTATTGCTAAAGGCGCTAAATTAGAGCTAAGTAAATGTGAACCGGAGATTATGTTTGATTTTTACCGTAATCATGGTTCATTAAAGAATGTTAATGAATTAATTCCAATTTCTAAACATTACGAATATTGCGAATTACTTTACGAGTTAGTAAAACCATATATTGATAAAAATACTGATTATACAAATAAACAAATTGATGTGTTCTTTAAAATTGAAAAAGAAGGCATTAAATTAGATCGCGAATGCTTTATTAAATACCATGAAAACCATCCTACGCCGCATTTTTCAATCAAACAAGGACGAGCTTATACTAATTATAATTTATATACTCTTACTGGTCGCCCTTCTAATTCCTTCAATAATATAAATTATGCTGCCCTAAATAAAGAAAACGGGGAGCGAGAATGTTTTGTTCCTGGTAATGATTTATTTATGGAATTTGATTTTAATGGTTATCACCCTCGTTTATTAGGTGATATAGTAGGATACAAATTTGATTACGATACTAGTGTATATGTTCAAATTGCCCAAATATTAAACGAATCCGATATATCTAAAGTAAAAGAAATTACATTCCAAAATTTATATGGAGGAATACGAAAAGAATTTAAAAATAAACCATTCTTTAAAGAAGTCGACATGTTTACAGACAGTTTATGGGATGAAATTCAATATGGTGGTTCATTCAAAACACCATCAGGTAAAATATTCCATTTAAAAGACATTGAAAACCCAACACCACAAAAAATACTTAACTATTACATCCAGAATTTTGAAACATCGCAAAACGTAGAACAACTACATGCATTATTTAGCGAGTTTCGGCCATTAAAATCGCGTATAGTGCTCTATACATATGACTCCGTGCTTATAGATGTATCGCGCGAAGAAACGCAGAAAATTGGGGAAATTTTAGCAAAATTAAAATACCCAACACGAGTAAAAACAGGAACACACTATAATAATTTAAAATAGAAAAACGAACGGTTATGACCCAAGAACACATATTTATGGCCAGTTATGAATTTAACGACATTGTTATTGATGACATGGTAGGAAATAAATTATTTTGCACCTTTATTGCTCAAGATAGATTAGATGAAGTATTAGGTGCCCTTACAAATCGCTATTCTATTTTATATAATAAAATATTCGTTTTATCCTCTCCGGATACTAACGAGTTGATTTTAACATATAACATTGATGTTATGAATACTACATCGAAAAATGCACTACCTAGCACAATATTACTACATAGAAAAAAAGAATCTAATACTTTATACACAATTAATGCATTAAACGCTTTAATTCGTGAACTAAATCAAGGTGTACTTGATACTAACTACAAAGTAAACTGGCCTGACCACCGTAATGTTATATTACTTACTCAAGAAGGCGGTTTAAGAAAAGTACATACAAAAATCCACACTATTGTTGAAGTCTAATTTGGCTTCCTAATTTTCCTTTCGTACATTTATCTTACTTATAATTATTAAAATTAAAAAAT